TTGCATACTTTCTAAACACAGCGTCGTGTTTATCCCATCCCGACGTTTTCCATCGTTTCATGTGTATCATCTCATGCGCCATCGTTTTAATGACGGTATCTAAATGACCGTTTTTAATACGGGAAATGGTAATAACGTGCCTTTCTTTTTCGTCATCGTAAATATATGTCCCCATTACTTCGGGGTCGGATGACACGACAAAATAAACATCTGCCCAATCTGGCATTGCCCAATTCTTAAACGGGCGCAATTCGCACAACATAAGGTAAATTGAGCCAAGATTTTTAGATGTGAATTTCATACGGATATAATTTTCCCGCGGAATTGCACTTCATCTTCATCCCAAACCTGTACTAATTCGGGCATGAGCAATTTGCTACGATCCCACGTTAGAACGGCAAAACCTGATCGCCAATCTTTACTATTATCTTCGGTGTAGTCTGCAAACGCCATAGCCTCAGGGTCGGCTAAACAGCCGGTTTGAACGCCGTAACGAGTGCCGTTGTAGTCAGTTACAGGTTGCACAGCTAAAACGTGCGTATGCCCCGTTACGATGTTTACACCGCTATTTATAGTATTCTGGTATCCACCGTAACGACCGCCCTTAAAACGGTGCTTAATTACGGTATCGTCATTGACCCAAAATGACCAACAAGGTTGCCAAAATGGGAAGTGATCTTTGAGCGAGAATCCTGGCACGTTTTCATATTGTCCAGCTACCGACGCAAGCGCAGTTTCAAACCGTGCATCGTGATTGCCCATTGTCCAGATTAGTTTTGCACCCTTAGCGGCTTTCTCAATCTCGCCCAAATAAAACTTACACGCTTCGATTTCATCTTTTACGGTTGGTTTTTGCGTCCAATTTATTCTTGGGAATCGAGAAATAGCACCGCCATCAAAAGCGTCACCATTACAAACGATGGCAACGGGTTTTAATTCTTTGATAAGTTTGATAAGCGCACGGAAAGCCGTAGTGGTTTCGTCAGGCCAAAAATGAGCATCGCTAAAGACAATGACAACACCCTTTTCTAGTTTTATCTCGCTTCGGACATTGGGGGCAGCGTTTTCTGCCCTGCTACGCTTGTATACCAGTCGCTGATCGTTTGTTGTGCGTAGTTCTATATTCAGTCTAGCTTCGAGAGTACGTCTACGAGAGTAAACGGCTCGGACAGACAATTGATGGGTTTTGGCAAATAATTCTGGACTGCCTATCTTTTGCCATTCTGCTACAAATTCGTCATCTGTTAAATGCAAGGGCATAAGCATCCTTTAATTTAAGATACTTTGCAATTGTAGTGATATAAATGTTACAAAACCACTACTTCATGCAAATATTGTGATAAAAATCGAACATGACAACGATTGAATACCCTTTTCCGCCCAAAGAATTAAACCCAAACACGCAATTACATTGGGCGGTTAAGGCTCGGCATAAAAAAATCTATCGTGAGGTGTGCAAGATATTGACGCTTGGCACAAAGATGCCTGATGATAAATTGATTGATATGCACATTACCTTTTATCCACCAGACCGCAGACATAGGGATGACGATAATATGGTGGCAGCTTTCAAATCAGGACGAGATGGGATAGCTGATGCACTAGGTGTTAATGATAAAATGTTCCGTATTCATCCGTCGTTGTCGGATACAATTGGCAACAAAGTTGTTGTTACTTTTGTTGTTAGAGAGTAAAATTAAGCTACCTTCTATTAAAGGATAATCATGGGCTACGAAAAATTCCCCAAAGGCGTTGCTAAACCAGACCTATCTGGCGAAAAGCGCATCAGAGCGTCAAAAGTTGACAAAGAAGAATACCATCCAGGCGCATCGGGCGAGAAAATGCCTAAAGGTGTACTGGCAAGCGACAAGTCAGGCGAGCGTAAAGCACCTATCGCTGGTGGCGTTGCAATGGGCAAAGCTGATGGCATTGGTTTGCGTGAAGCATCACACATGGGCAAGAACGATGGTATGCTCGGTGAGATGAAAGGCTATGTGGGCGAAAAGACTGTCTACGACCACAAGCGTATTGAACACGATCAAGACAAGTAAACGCAGGTCAAGGGTGCTGTAACACCTGTGACCCGCTAACCAGTACAAAAAGAGGTTGTAATGGCTGAGAATGATTTTACATCGTGTTTTACCTGTAAATACTTTCTAGGTAGTGATCTAGGAAGTTGTCGGCGTTTTCCGTCGTATGTCACGCATCACGCAAAAGAATGGTGCGGCGAATGGGCGATGAAAGAATATCCGATTATTGATGTAGAAGTGTCTGTGCCTATTGTCAAGCGTGGCAGACCAAAGGCGGCCGCATGAGATTAAAACCGCTGAAAGACAAAATTGTTGTTAAGCCAACAGAAAGGGTAAAGTCATCGGTCATTGAAGTGGTGATGACTGAGCAACCCAACATGGGATCTGTGCTGGCGGTCGGCAAAGACGCTGAGAAATATGTACAAGTTGGTGATTACATTCGATTTGGCACAATGGGCAACGATGAATACCTAAAGTATCCAGAATATATTGAGGACGGCGAGAAATATCTCATTTTAAGCTGGCGCGATGTTTGTTTTATTGAGGATAAACCATGATTACCTTGCAACACACAAAAGAAGAAGTAGAAACCATCCTGAAAGCCTTGCAGGAATTGCCACATAAACTTGTACATGAGTTGTTAGTTAAGATTCATGCTCAAGCTGTGCCACAAGTGCAAGCCACCGAAATCCCTGCCGACGCACCAGCCGAAGCACAACCACAGGCAAAATGATGGAAATTACATTAGACGAAGCACAATGGGATGCTATTGTAGCGATCTTAAAAGAGCAGCCATATTACATTGCGGCAGAATTGATCGAAAGCATAGAGGCTCAGATGGAAGATGCTAATATGCGAGAGATTGCAGACGCATTTGGAATGATGGCAAGCGAATAATGGCTAATCCTGTTGGTAGACCAAGTACATACGACCCCGCTTATTGTGAGCGGGTGATTGAGCTTGGTCGAATGGGAAAAAGTATTGAACAGATTGCTTGTGAATTGAACGCTGGAACGAGGACAATCTACCAATGGCGTGATGCTCATGAGGAATTTGCGCACGCCTTGGAAATTGCTAAGGAATTTGAGCAGAATTGGTGGGAAACTATCGCTCAAACGCACATGATTGAAGAGAAAGATTGTGCGAAGTTGAACGCTAGTATCTGGTCACGATCAATGGCGGCACGATTTCCCAAGAAGTATAGAGAATCAACTAAGACTGAGATTACAGGTGCAGACGGGCAACCATTGCTAACAGGCATAGAAGTATCGTTTGTAGTCCCGAAGAGAAATGACACCACAAGTTAAACAGGCAATAGCAAAGGCAGAGTTTCCTGTAAAGCTGCAATGCTTGTTTGACCCTCCTAAAAGTCGGTATCGCATTCTGTACGGTGGGCGTGGTGGTGCGAAATCTTGGGGGGTAGCGAGAGCATTGCTTATCAAAGGCGCACAAAACACATTAAGAATACTGTGCGCTCGTGAGTTTCAAACTAGTATCAAGGATTCGGTGCATAAACTGTTGTCTGACCAGATACAGGCATTAGGGTTGCTAGGATTTTACGAGATCACTCAAAACAGCATCCGGGGGGTAAACGGGACAGAGTTTAGCTTTGCTGGACTGAAAAACAACGTAGCCAACATAAAATCGTTTGAAGGTGTTGATTTATGTTGGGTGGAAGAAGCACAAACAACGTCAAGTGCATCCTGGTCGGTGCTAATCCCAACGATTCGTAAGCAAGACTCCGAGATATGGATTACCTTTAACCCTGAGTTGGAATCAGACGAAACCTACCAACGGTTTGTATTGCATCCACCTGATAATTCCGTGGTGCAAAAAATCAACTGGTCGGATAATCCGTGGTTTCCTGAAACATTGGATTTAGAGCGTTTATCGCTTAAGCAACGGGATATTGAGGCGTATAACACGGTTTGGGAAGGTATTTGCCGCCAGACGGTAGACGGTGCTGTATTTGCCAAAGAGATGCAGCTAGCCGAGTTAGACGGACGTATCACAAGGGTAACGTATGACCCTGCCAAACCTGTCCATGCGGTATTTGATCTAGGCTGGTCGGATGCGACAGCTATTTGGTTTGTCCAGTTTATCGGCATGGAAACACGCCTGATTAGATATATTGAAGATAGCCAGCAGACGATTGCACACTATTTGTCAAAGCTACAAACCTTTGGATATGTCTACGATACGCTATGGTTGCCGCATGACGCTGAGAACAAAACATTAGCGGCAAACGGTCGATCTATTGAAGAAATCGTGCGTAATTCAGGGTTTAAGACACGGATATTGGGAAAAGTGCCGATTGTGGATAGTATTGATGCCGCCAGGACAATATTCAGAAATTGCTATTTTGATAGAGATAATTGTGCAGAAGGTTTACAATGTCTGAGACATTATCGTTATGAAGTTGATCCTGATACTAAGCAATTTAGCAAGACACCATTGCATGACCAATACTCGCATGGTGCGGATGCGTTTAGATATATTGGATTGATGGTTAACGAACCGAAGCAAGCAAAGCCTAAAAAACTGACGTACTCGCCACCGAGTTCATGGATGGGATAGATATGCAAGACGATTTCGATTCACGGATTACCGAAGCTAAAGAATTCCTGCGATTCTGTAATGATGCTGACTCAAACAATCGTGCTGAGGCGTTAGAGGATATATTGTTTTGCTCAGGCGATCAATGGCCTGTTGAGTTGCAAAACAGTCGCAGCTTAGAATCTCGCCCATGTCTTACCATTAACAAGCTGGATGCCTATTGTCGGCAGATTACGAATCAGCAACGCCAGCAACGTCCACGAATCAAAGTACATGGGATGAACAATGAAAGCGACGCTAAACTGGCAGAGATTTTACAAGGTGTGTGTCGGCATATTGAGGTCAATAGCAACGCAGACGATGCTTACGATCATGCTTTTGATTTTGCTGTCCGTATGGGTTGGGGTTACTGGAGAATAGAAACCGACTATATCAATGAGAAATCATTTGACCAAGAAATATTTATACGGCGCATCAATAACCCGTTTACCGTCTATTTTGATCCTAATTCTATTTTGCCCAACGGTAGCGACGCTGAAAAGTGCCTGATTACCGAGGTTATCCGCAAAGAAACATTTAGAAAGATGTATCCTGATGCAGATGATGGTTCGGGATTTAATCAGCGTGGAACGGGTGATACTGACTCAGAATGGATTATGAAAGAGGATATTCGCATTGCTGAATATTTCTGGACTGAGCGTAAACCTGCTGATCTTGTGTTATTGAGCGATGGATCTCATGTTTTCTCGTCAGAGTTGCCTAAGCCAGAGATATTACAAGCGGCTGGTGTGTATGAGGTGAGCCGTAGAAAATCATTCAAGAAAGTGATTAAGTGGTGCAAAATGTCCGGCATGGAAGTGCTAGAGGAAGGCACATGGGCTGGCAAATACATTCCCGTCGTGCGTGTTACTGGTCAGCAATTGATCGTTCACAACAAAAAGAAATACTTTGGCTTGGCACGACAGGCAAAAGACCCGCAAAAGATGTACAACTTCTGGCAGACTGCCCTTACAGAATCTGTTGCACTTGCACCGAAAGCCAAATGGTTGCTTGCAGAAGGGCAAGACGAAGGACATGAGAACGAGTGGGCGCAAGCTAATATTAAGGCAATGCCAGTCTTGCGGTATAAGCAGACCGATATTGATGGCAGACCAGCACCACCACCACAACGATTACAACCTGAGCCTCCACCAGCGGGTGTGATGGCGGCAGCACAAGCACTCAGCGCAGATTTAATGGCGGTCATTGGTATTTATGACCCCGCACAGCTACCAACAGGCAATATCAGCGGCAAGTCATTGCAAGGTCAGCAACAAGCCGTTGACATGACCAATTACCATTATTACGACAATTTGACGCAATCCATTGCCCAAACAGGTCGAATTATTCTCGATCTTATTCCCAAGATATACGATACCGAAAGGGTGATGCGGATTATCGGTGACGATGGTAAGCCAGAAATGGTGACATTAAACCAACAGGGCGTTGACGAGAATGGCGTTGAGAAGATTCTGAATGATGTAACCGTGGGTGAGTACGATGTGGTCATGGAAACAGGCCCAGGATACAACAGCAAGCGTCAAGAATCGGTGGACGCAATGTTGGGTATGTTGCAAGCTGACCCAAGCCTGATGCAAACAGCGGGTGATTTGATCTTCCGTAACATGGACTTTCCTGGCGCAGAGATCATTGCCGACCGTATGGCGGCGGCTAACCCAATGGCGCAGATTGATGATAAGTCACCAATTCCACCACAGGTACAGATGCAGTTGAAGATGTCGCAAGCGCAAGTACAGCAGATGCAACAACAGATTCAACAGTTGCAACTAGCGATGAAGCAACGCCAAGACATCGAGCAGGTCAAACAAGACAATGAGACTAAGCGGGAGTTGATGAAACAGACCGCCAAGGCGCACGATATTGAAATGCGTGACGCTGAACGCCGTGACGTGGCTAAGATGGAAATATCTGGCAAGGCGCACGATACGGTACTTAAGACGCAAACTCAGGTACAAATTGAGGAATTGAAAGCGCACGTTGCGATATTGTTGGCAAAAATGGACGAAAAAGCGTTACACGAAGCATCGGCAGAAACAACAGAACGTGCTATTTAATATAAATAGTATTAAACTATCAACATAGCTTACTAGTTAGCTTTTAACTAGGACAATTCTTGAGGCAACTCATGTCTGATGATAGAAATGCAGGAACAGTTATAACGAGTGAGAACGCAGCGGAATTTTACGCAAACAAGTTAGGTCTGGTTGTAGAAGATGCTCCTGTAGTGGCTGAGGAATCAGAGCGTACAGTTGAGGCAGAATCACAAAGCGACGCTAATGCGGAAAGTGAAGCGGAAGTAACAGATAAGCCGAAACAAAATCCTAAGATTGAAAAACGGTTTTCTGAATTAACCAAGCAACGTGAGCAAGCCAAACAAGAAGCGGCTAAGGAACGAGAAGCTAGGGAAAATTTAGAAGCTCGTTTGCGGGAATATGAACAGAAGGCAACTCCGCCAGTAGTGGACGAGCCTTTAGGTCAAGAACCCCAACCTTCACAGTTTCAGGATGCTTTTGAATACGCAAAAGCGTTGTCTGAATGGAATGTTGAAAAGGTGCTTGCAGAGCGTGACAGGGCGGAAGCTAGTCGCAGAGCTAACGAAGAGCGTAACAAGGTTATTAGTGCTTGGACGCAAAAAGTTGAGGCTGCTAAGGCAAAGATGCCAGATTTTGAGGAAATGGTTGCGAGTGCGGATGTAGCGGTAAACGATGCAGTCCGTGATGCGATTATTGAAAGCGATGTAGGGCCGGAGGTCTTATATCATCTTGCTCAAGATACTGAATATGCTCGAAAATTGGCTGCGATGCCAGTTGCAAAAGCACTTAAAGAAATTGGGAAATTGGAAGCACGTTTTGAGGTTAAAGACGAGCCAGAAGCGAAACCTGTTGCTAGACAGTCAAATGCACCTAGTCCTATTCGTCCGTTGAAAGCGTCTAGTTCTGCTGCTGATGTGCCGATTAACGCCAATGGCGAATTTCATGGAACATATCAGCAATGGAAAGAAGCGAGATTGGCGAAAAAGATTAGATAAACCAATTCTAATTTTAAGGAAATATCATGAGTAATAATTTATTGACGATATCAAAAATCACCAACGAAGCATTGATGGTGCTTGAGAACGAATTGACCTTCACTTCAGAAGTTGATCGTAACTATGATGACCAATTTGCCGTTGTTGGCGCAAAGATTGGTAACACCGTTAACGTCCGCCGTCCTGGTCGCTTTATCGGTACAACTGGCCCTGCGCTAAACGTCGAAGATTTCAACGAATCAAGCGTGCCAGTAACTTTATCCACGCAATTCCATGTGGATACTCAATTTACCACGCAAGATTTGGCACTTTCGCTCGATATGTTTTCGAGTCGAGTGCTCAAGCCGGCGGTGGCAGCCATAGCAAATAAGATCGATAGAGATGGTCTAGTAATGGCTAAGAACAACACCGCCAACATCGTTGGTACTGCTGGTACGCCACCAACTGGTCTGATTACTTATCTGACTGCTGGTGCTTACCTTGATGCTGAAGGCGCACCTAGAGATGGTCGTCGCTCATGTATCGTTGAGCCATTTACATCTGCAACTATCGTTGACAGCCTGAAAGGTCTGTTTATGCCTGCTGAGAAGATCAGCCGCCAATACGAGAAAGGCTTGATGGGTGTTGACTCGGCTGGTATGTCATGGAAAATGGATCAGAACGTGGTCAGTCAGACGTTTGGTTCGTATTCTTCGGCTACTTTGTCAACCAACACAGCAACTTTCACAGGTTCGCTAACTTCTGGTTGGGCATCAACTTCGACAATCACGATTGCTTCGGCTTCTGCCGCTGCCGCTTTGAATCAAGGCGATGTGATTCAGATTGCTAACGTGTATGCAGTCAACCCACAGAACCGTCAGGCTTATGGCTCAAACAAGTTACGCAACTTTGTTGTGACTTCTGCTGTAACCATCGGTTCTGGTTCGTCAGCTTCGGTTACTGTTAGCCCCGCTATCATTACCGCTGGTCAATTCCAGAACGTGACTGTTAGTGCAACATCGTCAAGCGCAGTCGTGACACCATTTAA